ATCGGCTTTTTCTTCGTCGGCGGGTCAGCCTTGACCCCTGTGCTGTTCTGAACCAACGCCGAAACGTCAACAACAGCCTTCGACCGACAACGGCAATTGATCACCAGCCCTGCGCTTGACAACGCCCCTCGGCTATCGCCAGCGGGGAAAATCCAGCCACTTTCGCCAGAACAATATCGAGAAACATTGATTCCCTTTTTTACGTCGTATTCTTTGCCGTTTAAATTTTTGTGGCATTGCCTTTCCCTTCCGTCAATGTTCGTTACCCATATCGCCTTTTGAACGCCTAAATGCTCGTAACGCTCATTTGTATATGCAGAATTTAGCTTGTTGACCTCTGTGCGGGCAATCCGCTTCGCGTTGTTGATCGATGTTCCAGTTTGCTGGCTGATGACCTTCGCAACATCCCGCTGACTGAACCCGTTGCGAAATCCATCGATGACGGTTTTTTCAACAGTGTCGAGATAGTTGTTCGTGACCGTCTTGATGTGTAATGCGTTCGCCCGCGCCCAATCACTCAACTGCTCGTTGAAGTTTGGTATATTCGCCGACACATCAACGCCGATTGCCTTGCTTGCCTGTTTGACGAAATCTTTGTCGTTCTTGTCAAGCACATCCTTTCCGACGACGAACACATCGCCGAAAGCGGGGTTCATTTTGTGAATTTGCTCGAACTGCTTTTGAACGTCGTTGATGAAATCGTCAAGCTTCACACTCAAACCGTCGGCAACGGGTCGCTTTTTCGGAAACATCGGAACGACTTTTTTTCTGATCTGATCTTCAAGGTTCTTGATCAGGTCTGTCAGAAATTTTTTATATTTCAACTCCGAACTGTTCGCCGACGGTTGCATCAGTGTGACAGTTTGAGGCGGTTGTTTTGTCTTTTTTATCATTGGTCGCCCTGCGGTTGTTCAAGCAACGCCTTTTCGAGTTCAAGAATCTGACGTTCGATTTCTTCACTCTGCTGATCAAGATCAAGAACCTGCTTGTTCAAACCTTCTTGTTCAAGCTCGTTCTGTGCCTTTTCAAGTGATAGGTTCGCTTCTTCAAGATTCATCTTGTCGATATTTTCTCCATTGATGACGGCTTCGGCGATCTTCACTTCAAGTTCAGCCTTCTGCAAATCGATGATTTGCTCGGCTTCTTTCAGAACATACAAGTCGCCCTGAATTTTGTTTTTCTGTTGATCAATATCGTTTTCTTGAAGCTTCAAAGCGTTGATCTGCTCTTCGCTATCGGTTTTTGTCTTTTCGTCGACAGGCGGCTGATTTTGTTCGTCTGGCGTGCCGTTCTGTGCGGTGTTATTCGCTTCGATTTCCATGTTCAGCTTTTCGATTTCCTGCTGATATTCCTCGGCTTGAACATCATCAAGATTCAGCTTTTCATCAATCTGCGTATAGTCACCGCGCTTTAATAGTTCCTCTCTGACTTCTTCTTCAAGCACAACGCCCATACCGACATAAATTTGATCGGTCTGCGCCTCGACAAGCGTTCTATCGGCGCGCTCGCGTTCGCTTTCCTGCTTCAACGGTATGAATTCGACTTCAACATCGGTCGAGTCAATTTTGTTGACTGTGCAAGCGATCTGGTACAGCGTCGTCAACGGCTTCAACATGTTCACTTTCTGGTATGACGAAATCTTGTCAAGCCATGCGTTATATATTTCTTTTTCGCTGGCGTTCAACCCGCCATGACTGCGCCCCGTCAATATGAATTCGGGAATCTCTGACGCCGCTGCGACAGTGACCATCGATTCGATTAGAATATCCCGCAACCCTGCAAACTGATACGAATGACTGACAGTATCCATTTCAGAATCAAGTAGAATCGAATTTGTTATCGATTTTTGCAGGTTGATGTTTTCATACAGGTTGATCAACGCGTTGTTATCATTCGACATTAGCAATTGTGTCAGGTTCGGCATTTTTATAATGTCGATTTTCGCTTCATATACAAGCTCTGCGACTGCGCCCTGAATAATTCCCGCGTCTTTGATCGGGTCTAGTACGCGCTGCAATACAGAACCGCCCCAATAATTCGCCCGCTTTTTTGCGTAATATGGCAACTTCGCGCCCTCGAATAACAATAAGCGTGAACGGTGAATGTTCAGCGAAACTGACCCCTCTGATGTGATCTTGTATAATTCGGGTTGTCCGTACTCTTTCGACAACGGGTTTCTGTCGATTCTGAACGGTTGCAAGCGGCGACTATCCAGAACAGGCAATGTGATGACCTCTGTGATCTTTTCAGGGTTCAAAGGCTGATCAGGTTCAAGACCATCAACAACGTTCAGCAGAATACCAGCCCCGCCATATAAACGCGCATACTTCAACGCCTCGTTGATCTTTCCTTCGATCTCGAAATTACGATCGAACTGTTCAATGATTTTTGTCTGTTCTTCGTCAATCCCGTTCAACAGCCAGCCTTTTCGGGTCGCCTCGTTCGGGTATGCGTCGACAATCTTTGCACAAAGCCAGTCTAGCTCGTACATCATATCAAGATAATCGAACATATTTCGCAATGATGTGTTACTGACATCGGCGAATTGGCTTTTCCCGCGCCCCGAACGAACACCCGCAACGACGTTCTTGAAACTATCAAGTTTGAACTGTTCAATATTTGACATTTTTATTTTCTCCTATTTCATAAACGCGCGAATATCAAAACCCGTACCGATGAACGTGACGTCAATTGCATCGTTAAGAACATCAACAAAATCATCATGAATTCCATTCGGAAACAATGAGATTTCTTCCATTATATCATTAACACCAGAAACGCCCGAATAAATATATACTTTCCCCTGTTCGATGTGCGGTATTGCGTCCAGTGCCCGTGTTATTTTGTCAACGCCTCTTTGAACCGCCTTGATTCGCATATTCTTTTCTTGCAATTCCTGAATCAACCCCGTTCCGCTGACTTTATCTTCGACGTACATATAACGCAAATGTTGTTCGTGTTTTTTATAAAACTGCTCCGCTGTGCGTCGTAACTGCGGGGCGGTCAGTTTTGCGCGGATGAAGTCAACGAGTATCAGCTTGTCACCATGTACTAACCACGCAGCGAGAACCGTGTAATCGTTGATCTCTTTCGTTTTCTGCGCTGTGTCGCCTGTTATAAATTTATAAAAATGCGTTGTCGGTAGAACACCGATCGTTTTAAACCACTCGGTTTTGTAAAGATTACCACCGATCAAAACAGGCGATTGTTGATATAACGCCATCCAGTTTTCTTGACTCATTGCGTTTTTACGCTGAATCAGGAAGTCAAACGGCTTCAATTGTGGAAAGAGTGCCGCCCCTTTGCGCCTGTATCGTTCATCTTTCGTTGCTATCGCCTCGTAACTGACAAGTTCCACATCGTTCATTTTCTCGATCAAACGCCCTGCGAGATCATCGACGTGCCAGCGGGTCAAGATCATCAAAAAACCTGCTTGATCATCGAACCGCGTGAAGAATGAATCGGTGAACCACTCCCAAACCATTTCCCGTTTTAGTAAGCTGTTCGCCTCTTGCCTGTTTTTGTGCGGGTCGTCAATGATTCCGATGTCAAGTGTTTCGCCAGTGATCGAACCGCCGACCGTCGTGTTTCTGAAACTTCCGAAATAATCGGGGAATTCAAACAGTTCTGTCGTGTTCGCATATCCAGTATTGCGCTTTGGAATATGAACATGCGGGAATATTTCTTGATATTTTTCGCTCTGTAAAACGCGCTTCAATTTCAGGTTCGCCCGAACGCCGAGTCGTTTCGAATATGAAGCATAGATCGTGCGGAAATCGGTGTTCTTACCGATCAGCCAAGCAATGAAATCAATGATCGCCTCGCTTTTTCCGTGCTGCGGTGGTGTCTGCATGATCAATTTCGGACGTTTTCCAGCAACCATATCATGATAAAACTGTTCAAGTTTCAACGTGATTTCTTCAAAAAACCATCCATATTTATATAATCCGACGCCGATATATTTTCGATATGCAAGGAAACTTTCACGACTCGACATGATGCAATAATTTTTGATCACATCAAGATCATGCCGATTGATTTTCATCGCTCGTTTCTTCATTTATACATGCTCTTTAAATTTTGGGAGTGGAATTTTCAATTTCTTTGCTGTTTTGATGATTTCTTCAAGTGACATTTCAGTTGTTTCTGTGTCTGGCTGATCTTCTTTCGTTCCGTTCATCAATTTCGGTTCGATGAAGTTGAAATAATCACGACGGGCGTTGTTGTCGCCACACATTGCCCCGTGAATGGTTGACTTGATGATCTCGGATTGAACAACGGTTAAAAGATTATCCCAAATTTCAGAATATATGATGTCGAATAATTCTTCGGGAATCTTCAAACGCTTGATCGTTTCTTCACGACTGATTCCCGCCAAACGATAGCCTTCGATCGCTGCGTGCTGTTCCCTTGTCACATAATCATAAAAATCAACGTTTAAACGCTCGCATATCTCTTCACAGTCGATCGAAAGCGGGGAATTAGGCTGACTATCCAACGGTGGAAAGAAAGTCGCGTATATATCATCTTCGTCTGTTCTGTGCATATCCAAAACCCCTTTTCAGGCAATTATACAGACTAACCAAAAAAAATCATAGTAAAACGAATTTATGATTGACAAACGTTGAACACCTTGTTCAAACCCTTATTCCATTATATACGTTTAATTAAATAGGGCGATTTTCCATTTCAAACTTTACCCGCTTTTTTCGACTTTTAACGAGTGAAAATCACAAAGTCGGTAATTCGATTTTCCCTTTAAAAACGGTGATCTCTAAAACTATATTCTTACTTTACTTACTTTTCTTACTTTTTTATAGAAAAGAATATAAAATCAATAAAAATAAATTCAAACAAGTGTTTTAAACGCTATTTTTTTTAAATGCGTTTATATAAGTTTCCCGAAAAAAAAGTCGATAAACTCGGTAAAGTCGGAATGGCATTGAAATCATTGACCTTTTTCGATCGACCAAAAAATAAAAGTTGGTAAAGGTCGGTAAAAGTCGGTAAGAATTCTGCGACAAATGGTTCGCGTACCATCCAAAAATCAATATATGATGTATTATTAGCCTTTCATAATCTTCAAATCTTGTTCATAAACCATCAAACCGAGTGCTTCGATGTTCTTTTTTGAGTACATTTTAAACGCCTTTTTCTGTTTTCCATTTTCTAATGTTATTGTGGTTTCTTCAAAAAATTTGATGCCTTTTCCTTTATATTTTTCCTGTTGACTCTTCGGCATGTCTTTTGACTTTCTCGCAAAAAACGAAGATGCTTTGTAATAATTCATGTCATCGTTTTCAAAACGCTTCAAATTTTTTCGTCTGAAATGATCGAAATTTGCTTCAAGCACAGCACGTCGAATCGGCGAATCAGGAAAACCGCATTTGATCATATCTTTTGAATCAATAGCGTTGCTCATGTTTCTGATTCCTGCGCTGATGGATTCATCGGTGAATGAATCCATCATATCAATTGACCGTTCAGCGTCCATTTCAAACCATGCAGGATAG